GCCGTTGTCTGTAAATACCTGTTGCAAGTTTACATTACCTCCTGCAGAGTTTGCTGGTAATGCTTCTGCCGTGGCTGCTGTTCCCGTTGCTGGTCTTTGTGCTCTTGGCTGTGCTTCTCTACCAAGTAGTTGATCGTAATTTGCTTGAGATAATCTCATGTTAACTATATTGCCACTACTTATATTAAACTTTCTGGAGTCGTCTTTATTTACTTTGTTTACTAAATATATTGCACCTTGATCTGGTTTTGGTATTATTTTGTATTCGTTGTCCGGTGTTAATCTAACATTACTTGCTATACTTGGACTTCTCCGAAATATCGTGGAGTTGTTTTGTAAAAGGTTACGTACCCCTTGAGTAGTTAAGGGTGGTAATACTGTCTGTACAAAAGTATCTAAGCTATCTTGAATTTGGTTGCTGGGGAAGTTACCTGAATACCTATTCTTAAAACCCGTAGTATCAAACTGATAACTATCTGTATTAATTGATGGCGTATTTGGATTGAAAGCTCCTCTGTATATTATTACTCCTAATGGTTGTACATCAATATAATACTGTCGGTCTTCTTGAGTAAAGGTCCTCTCTTCTTGCGATAGACCATTTAGTATTTTTTGATACTGAGCTTGAGTTAGTGCTGGTGCATTTTGCTCTATTATAGATTTTAAAAAGCTTTGTCTCTTTGCTGGATCTGACTTTACTGTGCTCTGTAGTTTATCAGCGACTGGGTCTGGTAAGCCTCCTTCAACTGGTTTACCTTTTGTATTTATTATACTTATACTATCTTTATCATACTGTATTACGTAAGTTATACCATCTGCTTCAACTGCTTGCTTATCTTCGGATTCACCTGATATGGCTGTTTGTATTATTTTTGGACTTAGACCTTTCGCCTCCACTGTCGAAGCTAATTTTCGTAAGTTTATGCTTGCTAAATTTGGATCATCTAATAGATAGTGTTCTGTTTTTGGACTAAGTGTTTTGGTATCCATACCACCTCTATCTACTACCTTAACTACTATTAAATCCTTATCTAAGTCTAAATATATAACGTTATCTCTTCCGGTTATATATAGGTGTGTTGTATTAGTTGGCTTTACTTTATCTGCTTTTAACAAATCTATCACAGCTTGATATGTGATTTGATCACGCTCATACTTATCAATTAGTTTATCAGCAGTTATTCCTACTGGGTGTTGTGGGTTATTTGTGTTTGCTATAATAGACTTTTGCTGAGCTGGGGTGAAGTACTCGTAGCTTTGTAAAAATATTAAGGGATTTTCATAGGTAGATTTTACAAATAAATCCGTTATTGCTTTCATCTCTGGACGAGATAGTATGTTTTTTATTAACTTTTCCCAGGTTATAGAACCACCATCTTGTGTCCTGAATGGAGTACTGTCTTGTCTTAATGCGTCAATTAAACGCTGATTCTTCTTGTTAAGATCCTTGCTATAATACCAATCCTCGAGTGTATACATTCCTTTACTATCTAACTCTTTTTTAGGAATTGGTCTATATTTAAAATACGATTGTAATCCTTTTACTGATGGAAATTCTTTTTCAACAAAAGCCCAATTTTCCCATCTCTGCCACTCCGATTGTCCACGTCTACTACCTAAATCGTTATTAGTTCTATCCGATGCTTTGTAGGTATCATCGTTACCAATCATAATAACAAAGAAGCTTTTTGGATTACTATCTGCTAATCTCTTATCTCTTACTAAGTAAAAAGTAGGATACTTTTTGTTTGCATCATAACGGTAATTAGCAAAGCTACCTCCTGTTATACACCACTTCTCCCCTTTTCCGTATAAAATACACCTACCTTCATCTGATCCATCGTAGATGGTAAGATTATCGTCTTGGTATACTATTGGGGGTGCTTGTTCATCTTCCTCATCATCCTCTGATGGCGGCTTATATCCCGGTTTAGACTTTAGAAACTGTAAAAGCTCTTGAATTGTCCACTTGGTAATGTCTCTATCCTCTGCCGGCTCTATATTATTTTGAAATTTCTTGAAGAATTCTATTGCGTACTCTATTTCAGGCCTATCTACTTTATTTTTAAGTGCCGATGAGTGCTGCACCTGGTCTTCATATTTATCCGCCAGGGCCTTCATAAAAGAATCGACCTTAGCTTCCGCTAGATGCGGATATTCTTTTATTACATATTCTAATAAATTACATAAATGCTGCATTCTTATCGCTATCTTATTTAGTTTGCAAGGATTCTCTAAATAAATAGCACTATGTACCTGTTTAACTACTTGTACATTACAATCTTGCAAGGTTTATTATGTGTCTTACACAGAGAAATTGAGTGAGCTGTTCCCTTTGACTGGCCGTCCCAAAAAGCAATAACGTAATCTGCGTTTTGAATTATATCATTATTTCTAAGAATACCGGCACGTTTTCCATATTTAGTCCAATCTGGCTTGAATATCAGAGTTTTAATGCCGTTTTCAGTAGCCCATTGTTCACCAAGTTTATCAGCACCCCTTGCTCCACCACTCACTACGACTTCAATTTGCTGCTTATATGTACTTAATGTATGCTCTACTAATGTGTAGTTGTCAAAGGTTCTACTACCTACGATTGCTATTTTCATATGTAGGCAAACATACTACCTTTTAGCTAAATTAGCAACTTTTTACTTATGTTTTATAAGCAATTCACCTAAAACTTCTATTTTACCAACCAGCTTTTGGAAAGCTATCTGTTCAATATTCATATTAGTTTTTGTTGCTGTATGTAGTTGTTTTAGTAGATCTTTGTACTCTTTATGAGCTGCTTCTAGGTCTAATTTACCTTCTGCTGCTTTCTTGTAGTAAGGTAGTTTAACGTTGTAATGGTAGTAAGTTAGCATTGAAAGGCCACCTTTCTCCTTAGTATTTTTTGTTATTTTTTCTGCACCCTTCTCTCTAGTTCCAGCAAATTCTTCAAAAGCACCTATTTTAGGTTCTTCTTTTTTTGCTTCATTTAACATTATATCAGCCTCTGCTCTCAATACATCACCGTCTTTTAGAAATTTTATTCTTAGGTTAGGATATTTTTCTTTCAATCTACTATGCCAAGCAACAACTTTCTTATGACCTATGAAAGACGATCTTACTTTATCTTCTAGATTAATAAAATCTTCCATCTGCTCTTGAGGAGATTTTACTATCGTTTCTTTTAGTATGTCTGTTAACTTTATCACTAGCTTAAGTTTAAATCGTGAGTATTAATTCCATTGCGTTGCTTTCTTTTAAGTATTTGATCAGCTACTGTCTTTATTGCATTTTTTGCACTTGTATTATTACTCGGTGCTGATACTGTGAAGTAGGCATTTCTGCCAACGTGGTCGGTTAAATCACTTACGTAGTAATATACTTTATCACCTTTCTCTCCGTAACCGCTTCCTCCTTTGCTGGCAAAATCCTGTCTTAGATCGCCTATAGGATTGTTACCTGCCCACACTGTATATCCCTTACCATCGTTTGAAATACCTTCAACTGTTACTGGTACTCCATCAACTTCGTACTCTTTTCCTTGAGGTTTTTTCGGTGCTTGTGTTGGTTGCTTTTGAGGCTCTGGTGCTTTCTTACCAAACATGTTGCTAAGAAATCCCTCTTCTACTTCGTTTAATATGTCTGTTAACTTTATCATATTATTTTGTTTTTCCCCATTTTGTTCCTTTACCAGAATCTTTACAAGCAGCTGGTGTAGGGCGGCATGACGGATGTTTTGCTCTGTCTTCGCCTTTTTGTCTACCACATGGTTTGTAACCTCCTTTGCCATCGGGTGCATTGCAATCAACCCATCCCTTAGCCTTACCCTTAGCTCCTTTTCTCGAGAACCACTTGTGTAGTGACTCATCTTCTTTTATAGCCTTCCAAATATCACCTTTACGACATCTAACAATCGCTCCTGATCGGTAGGCTGATGGCTTATCGTACTTTTGTCTTGCAATACGCAGACAGCGATCGGCCTTCTTCTCTTCTAGTAGCTGTTTTAGTAGGTCGGTTAATCTAATCATTCCAGATTATTATTTTAAACTTTTCAGGCTCGATACCGTAAAACTTACACTTCCAATCACTTTGTTCGAAGAAAGGCAGTGTTGCCCATTCGTCTCTTCGTCTTAAAAGCTGCTTAGCAGCATCTGTCCAGTCGACGTTAAGTGCTAGTTTTTCAATTTTCTCTTTTGCAGCCATTACATTCTCGTAGTGAAAATCATCCCACTCATAATGAAATACCTCAAACACGTTTCCTTCTCTATCTACATAGTCGATTGCTAGATCAATACCCCACTTTGATCTTATCTTTGTTAGCTTGCTTACAAGCGGTAGATCCCTACTCCAATTCTTTAGCTGCTCTAATGCAGAACCTCCGTATGCTTTTCTCTCAAATAGTAATGCGTGGTTTATATGAGCACCTTCTATTATGGATTCACTTGTTTCAAACCAGTTATACTTTAGCGCTCTCTTGTACCTATGTTGAGTAACTGGGGTATTTACTTCTGCATAGTCTTGTTCTAACTCTGTAAGGTCGTATCCATTAGTATCAAAAAGATCTACACAATCGCTGTTAGGTTCTTTGTACTTTACTATCGGATTCTCCCAAATAGCTCTAGAATTAAACTCGGTATTTGTTAGTACTAGTTGCATTAATTTTTATTCCAATCGGACATATTGCCTAGTGGATCGTCGTCTGGATTAGGATTGTCTGGGTCGTGTGGTTTTGTTCTTTCTGTGTTAAGCTGCTTTTTATCCTTTATTGGTCCTCCAACAACCCAAGCATCACATGTCCTAGCTGCAGCACACTTAAATTTTAAAAATCTACAGTAACCTAACTTGCCAGCCTTAATAACATCAAAGGGATTTTCCGATCCTTGATCGTCCCCAATTCCCTTAGCAATACAATCTAAAGTCTTCTTTGTTATATCGAATGCCGCACAATTACCACATCTCGACGACTTAGCCTCTTCTACTGTGTCTAGTTTCCACATATCCGCTTTGGCCTGCCAAAACTTTTCGTTAGGGTTGTTAGGATTGAGTGGTCCGTAGCCGTATTCGTTAATAGCTTTTTGCCTATTTTTTAGGTTTAACTGTATATCTTGTGTTGGAGCAGGACATTTACTTGCTTCTACTTCTTTTAGTATATCTGTTAATTTTATCATTGACAGTGGTAGTTTAAATATCTTTGTAATGCTTTTGCGTAATGAGTTCCTTTATCTTTTAGTTTTGCTTTTGCTGACCTCACTCGTGTACAGGACAACCTTCCTAATCTTTTTTTAACTATTCCCGGTTCAACTGGGTCATGATACCCTTCCGCGTATCCCCTTTTTGTAGCATCTTTGGGATCATTGGTAAATGTATCAGAAGCTTTATACCTTACCTTCTGCAGCATGTTTGCTTTGTAAGGTGGGTACATCTCAGCTAGTATATCGACTAGTTTAATCATATTACCAATGTTTACAACTCCAGTATCTTGGAGAGGTTCTATCCTTTGCAGTATCACATTTGTGTCTTGCTCTAAATGACTTTCTACGTGCAGGGATATTCTTTTTTATTTTTAGATTAGGATCACCGAAGTTCACCTTAACAACATTTCCTTTTGCATTCTTAACGTATACCGATCTTTTCTTAGGTCCGTCTGGTGTTAGGAATGGTTTGCCTAAACTAACTTTACGACCTCTATATTCTGCTTCTTCTAGCTTGTGTTCATATTCGAGTAGATATTCCATTAAACACTCTGTACAGAAGTTATCTGTTTCATCCATTACATTTATTCTATTAGCTGCTTGCTTTGCTTTTTTGAATGCTCCTGATCCTTTTTGAGCAGGTTTCTCACCTCGTGCTTGTTTTGCTCTTATGTTTGCCCATAATCCTTTTAAAGCCTCATCTACATCTGCTCTTAATTGATGGTATTCGTCGTGTCCATCATTTTTTATTGTATGTAGTTCTTTTTGAGTTGGTGTGTTATCGTATCCGCATTTACAAAGGTACGGATCTTTTCCTCCGTCTACTAATTTCCAATGCCATCCACACTCTTTACATTTGATTTCTTCACCTGTTTCTTTTAGTGACCTTCTCTGACAGCTTCTTTTGCCTGTTAATTTAGGGGATGGGCACGATGTACCCATTGGATGCATATGCCCACAGTCATGACAACAGATACTTTTCTTTTCGTCTAACATTCTAGTGTAAGAATTTAAGCTTATATTTTGTTGTTTCTATTAGTACTACTACATTATCAATTTCATTTTGAATGTAGCTATCTTGAGGTAGCTGTTGTCTAATAGTCTCTACATATTTGCATAGAGCTTCAAAGTATGTAATAGCATTTTCATCCTCTTTAAATGATGCTTGACCTTGATATCCTCTTAGAATACCGTATCTACCTTGGTATGATTCTACTAATCCATCTGCTAGATCGACAATTTTGTCGTAATAAACTCCTAACGCTACATGTGCTGCGTATGAGTTTGTCTGTAAATGATATATGTGAGCCTGTGTGCGGCTATTAAATAGTGTTGAGATAAATGTAGCGAATTGATCCATGGTTATTTTTTTTCTATTGGTCTAAGTTCTTTTTTAGATGAATGTACCATTTTATGTCTTTCACGAAGACCGCTAATCTTTTCTAAAATCATCTTCGCACTTTCATCCTTACCAGATTTCATGTGATTGTTTACCTCTCTTTGCATCTTAGCAATCATTCTCTCAATTTTCTCAGTCACAGCATGCTTTTTATCTTCAACTTCTTTCATATGCTTATATAACTCATTACAAGCTGCTTCGGCAACAATATTCGCTTCTTCGCCATCCTGGTAAATACCATGTACCTGTGTTGGATCATACTGACCTATTCCAAATGCATGTGTTTGATGTATTATATCTTCTGGTTGACTTTCTGGAGTCGGTTTCATTACTACATAGATGTCTCCAATATTGTCTTCGCAGCCTGGGTGTTCGTGGCTAGGCATTTCCGGCTCCATCTGCTGTGGCATTTGTTGCATCATCTGTTGTGCGGTTTGATGATGTGTTGGTTGTTGCATCATTATAGATTCTTTAACGCTTTCTTTCTTATCTGCATTAATATGTAATGCTGCTAAGTACTTATCAAGCGCTTTTTGAGTACCGTCAGTTTCTCCAACTTTTTTACCTTTTTTGTAAACGACGTACTTGTTTCCAACTTTTTTGTGTGTATAAGGCATTTTATTCTATTTTTTCTTTGTTATAAATATCTACTGATTTAAGATCAGCTATACGCTTTTTTACCTGCTTGTATATATCCTTTTTATTACCACCATCCCATGACTCAACGTCACCTTGTTCCGTTACAAACGTGTCCTCTTCTACTAACCACTCCTCTAACGCTCTTTCTAGATCATCTAGTGATGCATTTTTATTTGCATTTATTATCTGACTTTCATATTCACTCCACCTACCCTCTCTTCGTATCTGGCCTTCTACCTTTAGTACACAGTCAAAACACATTTTATGGATAGACCACATTTTCTTTTCCACGTCGTGCAACTTTATTAAGTTTCCACAATTTGGACATGCTAGTGGCATTATAACTAAATTCTTGATCTTATCTAGCTTTGTTACTGTTTGCTTAATCCCGTTTTTAATAGTCCACCTCTTACCACCCTCTTCCCATATATCGCCGTCTACATGGTTTTGTTTGTTTAAATCCCATCCTACTTGCGTTTGTGTTTTTTCACCAACATTACCGCTTATGATGTTTCTCATTCTCTGTACATCACGCTTATTAAATTCTTTTTTTAGATTATTTTCCATAACATTTTATATTATTTTATAGGGTATATTACTTTGCTTTAATTTTTTAATTAATTCGTTATATGCCTCTAAGCTCGGTGGTTCAAACGACTCCTCGTCGTCAAATTCTGAATTAACTGCTAGTGGGTTTTTTATTTCGATTCCTATAATTGCTTTTGATATATCAATTCCTTTTGGGTATTTTTTAAGATCAATTCTCTCCTCTGCCTCATCAGCTGATCCTCTGCCATATCCTGCTAAAGTTTGTGCAAAGGGTGCTATCTTATATTTTTGTGACAGATTATTACCGTCTATAGTAATTCTAGTTTCAGTTGTAATCGTGTCTGATACCATTGTTTTGTTGCGAGTGAACGATACGAAGGGTTGTATAGTAGATGATAGTATAAAATTATTATCAACTAATCGACTAAGACGTCTGTATGGTCCAAAATAGTACAAGGTTCCTACTTGCCTACCTTCTCTTAATATGTCTGCTAGTTTGATTATTTCTCCTTCGTTCAATTGTTTGTATAGGTCAACTAACTTTATCATAAATCTAAATCGTATATTGTTGGATTAAGTTTACCATACTCCCTCATTAAGATACCAGCCATTGCATTTGCTTCATTTTCTATATCAGTTCCTGTCTCACCTGATTCCTGGTGAATCATGTTAAGCTCTTTTTGTCTGTGGTGTGTCAGTTCGTGTGCTAAGCTTCTGTATACATCTGCTGTATTTCGATTGTAATAATACACATACACCGTATTATCACTCGGCGAATACTCACCAAAGGAGCTTCTCTCCGCTACCCATGCTTTATCAGCAATGAATTTAATATGTGGCAGCGACTGTATGCCTAATTCCTTCTTACAGTGTTTTAGGAAGTCCTTGATCAGTTCCTTGTTCTTGTTCACTTGGTATTGTTGATGTTAGTATTTTCCAAATTTTAGGTGCTGCTCCTTTATTATAAGCCGCTTCTGGTACGGTTTCCTTAAATGCATCGTAGTCCTTCTGCTGTACTAGTGCTCTAATGTGTGGTGCTGACGCTGTTCCACTCTTCTCTTGTACTGTTATTGACTTAACTCTATCTCCAAACTGCTTCTGTAGTGACTCTGTATAGTTTTTATCATCAGTTTCATCCTGTCCAGTAGCTATATAGACAACCTGTGTTTCGGGATTTCTCTTTATTATTTCAATCATGTCTACGACTGGACTAGCGTGTTCCGATATTAATAGTTTTATTTTAGCATTTGGTTGTGCATTTAAGTACATTTTCCAAATCTGAAGAGCTTGCTCTGGTGATATATTACCAGTCTCGGGTGCTACTTTAGCGCTTAGTATAATAATGACTTCTGTTATATAGGTTCTACTAGCTAAATTCTCGGCTGCTTCAAAGTGTCCCTTGTGTGGTGGATGAAATTTACCTGGGTATAGGCAGGGGCCTGGTGCATTGATAACCTCCTCTGCTAATAATTGTCCTAATAGTATTGCGTCAATCATATGATAATAAATATCTACTGAGCCGTGTCTACGTTAGGAACTTCCTTATTTATAGTATTTTGGAGGCGATCTTTAAGTTCATCCATATCTTTTGCTGCTGTTTTAACTTTTTCCATCATTAATTCTATTACTGATTCGTCGCGGTTTAGTCTGTAGATATACATCTGACAGCAGTCATCTACTCTTGGATCATAGCTAATAAAGTCACACCACTGCGTTTTTGCACATATCATATTAGAAATACACTGGTAGTAGTAATCCGGAAATGCTTTTTTGAAGTCTGCATCGGTCTTAATAAGGCCGTGCTTAAAGTGTTTTACTGATGTGTATGGACATTTAATTTCAATAATACCATCAGGTGCTACTAGTCCATCCGGAGATCCACCATAATAATCATTATAACTTATAAAAGATGCTCTATCTACCTTATTACCAGTCCTTTCTGTATAAACTCTTGACGCTAATTCCTCTAATTCAGTGCCCCATTCTATTGCTAGTCCTGTGGCTGGTTGTGCAAATCCTCCTAGGCTTTCTGATATCTTTTCAAGTAAGTAGGTTTCTCTTACTTTACCATCGCCCATAATTTTATAAAATTCAGAGCTAGTTATTTTACCTCTTCTAATTTTAAACCACTGCTCACTTCTTTGTTCTACTATTTGCATAATTGCATTTTCTTAAGTAATAAATCACTAAACGTCATTTGTTTAGCCGTGTGAAGGTATCTTGTAACCTCTTCAAAACCTAAATCCGATGGATCCTTTCCTTGTAATTCAATTAAATAAACGTCTTTACCAAGGTTTAATAGTTGTTGTGAGTAGTTGATCGCTTCTTTCAATGCATCGTTGTCTAACGCAAGATAAACCGTTTTAACATCGCTTTCTACAAGCTTCATCATTAAGGCAGTTGGAATAGATTTACCAAACAATGGTACTGCGTTGCGTTTTAAGGCTATTGCATCAAAAATACCCTCACATAAAATAACAGGACATTTCCAGTTAATATAGTATTCTAATCCAATAATATCATTCTTATTACACGATGGTGCGTTGTATTTCCTGCCTGGTTCTTTCTCAAAAGACCTTGATATAAAGTAGTTGATTTGACCCGATCTGTTGTAGGATGGTACTATTATTGAATTTCTATATTTACCTGCTTCACAGTAGCCTATGTTATACTTTATAACATCTTCATCTGTTAAACCTCTACTGGTAATGTATGCCTTTGCTTGCCTGAATGCATGCTTAGTTGATTTAACTCCTAATGATGTAAATTCTTTTGGTAGTTCAACGGTTGTGTATGTCTTTTCAAGTTTTTCTCCTTTTCCATCTGGAAAGTATGATCTCATTTCAGCTACCTGCTCTTGGTTTGCATGTGCTTTTCTTAGTAGTGATACAGGCGATCTACCTTTTTCGCCACATACCCAACAATGCCATACACCTAGTATTAGATCTACTTCAAGCTTTGGTTTATGATGTTTGCAAAATGGACAATTAAATGCATGGTTTCCCTTTGTTGATGGTTTTGATTTTCCAAAAATTGTGCGAAGTAATCCCAGTACTAGGTGTAACTTGTCCATAACATAACCTTTAATTAATAATATACTACTTCTTTTTTGTATTTGCAACAGGAGGTTCTGTAAACCACTTTACTGGTATTGTTTTATCTGCGTAGGGTATTCCGAGTTTATCACACCATATAGCATACGTTGTCTTAGATTTTTTTGATATTTTTGCACTTGAATTACTAAATACAAATCTGATATCTAGTTCAGGATGTTGTTGATTAATTAGTTCATGTTTTTTTCTATCTGCTAATACAAATCTACCCTTAGTTTCAACTATAATTCCGTTTAGAAGTTTAAAGTCTGGTAGGTATGTGTGGTCTTTTGCTGGTATTGTATACTTTACGATGTTGGCTTTACTTTCGTATTCGTAGGTAATTTGATGCTGCTGCAGCTGTTTTGCAACGGTTTCTTCTAAACCGCTTCTGTAACCGTGCTTAATTGCACGAGCTCTTACATTAATTTTTTTTTTTGCCATAAATAAATTTTTAAGAATCCCATCTTATCACAAATGTCATATCCGTGTTTGAGGGTATTGGATAGGGTGTTCCTAGTTTGCCGACCAGTAATAATTCATTTGATGCATTATATAATCCTACTGTAGTTGCATACGGTCTAAAATCAGATCCTGTTACATTATCTGCTAAGGTGCCTGATGGTGATGTTCCGTATTTTAATGCTGTTGGATTTTGACTATAATTAAATTCATTCTCTTGAACTTTACATCTAACTTCGTTTTGGTATATCGTAGTTTCAGATATTAGGTTTAGTGTAAACGGGATTGTTTGAGTTAGTTGTATTGGTTGCGGCATGTTAATAAATATTGTTGTTTTTTACTTTTTAGATTATGACATCTACCCTATCTAACCAATTGCCATCAACATCCACTGGCCAGTATACCCATCTGTGTGGTTTTGTTTTTGATGCTATTGTTATCGATATTAGCGGTTCATACTCTGTTAAATCTCTTCTATATAATACTTCTCCTACTTCATTTTCAACTCCAATGTATATAAATCTAAAATTTTCTGTAAAAGGTACTTCAAATCCTAGTTTGTAAGTCTCTTCCTGTACGATATACCACTCTGTTGTATCATTAGTCGGTGGACTAACTCCTTTCACTGCGTTAGGATGTAGTTTTTTATGTTTAAAATTAATCCCTGCGTATAGCTCATAATCGTGATGCGATCTTACTGTCCCTAATCCATACTCACCTAAGTCGATATCATTATCCTCTTCTTGTAGCATGTGTCTTAGTCTACGTTTACTATCATTATCCATATCCCACCACGGCTTTTCAACTGTTCCGTTTTCTACGTTTTCATGACTAAAATCAGTCCAGTGTTTTGTTCGACCCTCTCTTGTATACTCGTGCCATATTACTGTCTTATGTGGATGGAATAAATCATAACCTAGTGTATATGATCTTATTGATAAGCTAATTTCATCTCCTGCAAAGTATAAATTTGGATCATATTTGTACTCTTCACAGTGTATTCCTAATGTGAAAAAGAAGTGACCGCTTACAAACCGTGCTGGAATGGGTTTGGTTAGTTGTTGCCAATCTGATATTGTATTGGGGTAAAATAAAATAGTGCCTCCTAATGTAAATTTATCAGGAACCATCTTATATGGCTCATGATTTAGTAGTGTGTTATCACTAGGTCTATACATCCCTGCATATGATGTAATAATGGGCTTTGGTGATTCTGTTAAAGCCACCATCTCAATTAATTCTTCGTCCCAGTTTTGTAAAAAGCGGTGATGTGAATCCAACTGTAACGTATACTCCTCACCTTTCCATAGCTTTTGTATCAAGCTTCGAGCCCAACATAATCCTTTACTCTCGCTCCAATGTATGTCTATAATTTGGAATCTAGGATCATTTTTAAATTCATTAAAAGACTCATCTTCTCCATGTTGCCAGCATATTCCAAATGTTAGTCTTTTTGGATATTTTGCTTTTGCTAAACAGTCTTTAATGGTCGGAATTAATTCCGGATCTCTATACGAAGCTATCTGTACAAAGATTTGATCTTTTTTAATATTCATAACTATTAGTCTTTTATTAACAAGGGTACGTATCGCAAAATGTATTTATTGCAATTGTTACTATTGTTCCACCTATATTAATTGTTTCGCCATTTACTTTTGGTATACCGTTTACTGTTACAGTATTTTGGTTTTTAACAGTAAATATAGAGCAATTAAGTGGATTGTTACCTATTACACTTCCAAAAGTAGTGCCTGGTGACATTGTTATAGTACCGCTATTGTCCGTGTTGGCTAGTACTAAACAATTTATGTCGCTAAATCCATCTACCTGCAAACCGCTAACTAACACCGTAGCTACTGGCAAGGCGGGGGATAGTATAGCTATAAACTGCCCAGCTTGGTATGGCTCTATTGATAACGTAGCTGTTGCAGGTGGTGTTGGAGTAGGGGTAGGCGTTGGTGTTGGTACCGGACACGTTGCACACGATGATGTTGATTGGTATGTTATTGTATTAATTTTAATTGCTGATCTGTAGTTACCTGTACCATCCGTCAAGTACGTTGGTGACGCTGTTATACCTGCGAAGTTGCTACTTGTAAAATTAGTTGATGTACAGAATGTTGGACCATCACCAGTTACGTTTACAACTACTGTACCTACTCCACTACAAACAGTTGTTAAATTTGTACCCTGTATTAAATTTCCACTAAATGGAGGTGTAGGTGTTGGGGTTGGCGTTGGTGTTGGCGTTGGCGTTGGGCATGATGCTGAAGGTGCAACTACTACACCGCTTGCTACGTTGTAGCATGTAGTTATTTGATTATTATCTACGTAGTACCCATTAGGTACTGGTATTGTTAGATTAAGATCTGTTGTAGCTAAAGCACCTATTTGCAAGGTTGAATAATTACTATAAACATTTACGTTAACGCCCGTATTACATGCAGTATTACAGTTTGTTGCTGAATATTTTGTACTTATTAGGTATGTACCCGGTGTTGGCGTAGGAGTTGGTGTAGGTGTTGGGGTTGGTGTAGGTGTTGGCATTCCTGTGATTGACATTGTAACAGCGTTTGTACATAAACCTTTTGATAATACTACCACAGCTATGCTATTATTTGGTACTAGTGTTGATGTATAACCGGTTGTCAAGTTTGTAATATTAACATTAGTCTCAAAAGGACCTGTCACATTGGCTAATAAATCCTTAGAGTATAGGTCAAAAAACGGACCCGTGTCTGCTCCTGCGTTCGTTAATGTTATTAATACTGTTTGACTCATTTTATTTTACTTTAGGGGACGTATACTGCCGATCCAGTTAATCCACACTGTGCCGGTAATGGTGGTGGTGCT